CTCTGCATTTGTTTTCGTTCTGCAATACTTTGTAAAACTTTAGTTTCTTTTCTGTTTTTATAAACTTCAGAACCAGTTTTTAATGCTAACTTAACTAATGAAAACCACATTATTTATTATCACTCCTATTAGCTGATTTACTTCTAATTCTTAGATTACTTCTAGAATTGTTTCTTGGGTTGCCATCTTTATGGTCTACGTCTTTACCCTTAATGCCAACTTTTTTCTTCATCATTCTTCTAGCAAGGTTTCTACCTGCTCTATTCTTTTTTTGTTTAGATGAAGAATGATAATTGTCATATTCTTTTCTGTAATCTCTAGCCATTAAAACACTGAACTATTAGCAAGTTTTCTTTCTACTTCTTTTCTAAATACAGGGTCAGTTTCATATCTCTTATCATTCATTGCTTCTGTCACTTGTGCAACTGAAGTAAATTGTTCAGTAGATATATTATTAACATCACCTTGAACCATTTCTTGTGACTGTGCAGTCATTCCTGCTTGTGTCATTAAACCTTGCACTGCCATTTTAATTTGTTCTGGTGTTCCTGTTTGAGTTAAATCATTAAATGCAGTTTGGTCTGCATCAGATAAATTCTTACTCGCCCAATCAATAAGTTCACCATATTGTTGTTGTCCACCTGCTACTGACTGTATGTCAGCAGTTTGTGTGTCAGCTATTGCTTTTTGACCTGCAATGTAGCCATCAACTAAATCTTTTGGCAAACCTTGTTTAGCTAATTCATCATAACTTTTTTCTGTAAGTTCACCTTTTTCTGCATATTCTGTAGAATATTTTTCTAAAGAATTTATTTCTGGTGATGCTTCTTCTTGTTTTGGTATAGCTATATTATCAGTACCTTCATTTTCTGGTTCTGCTTTTTGTGTTGAAAATTGTTTTTCTAATTCAGAATATGCTTTAGATAATTCTTCAGCATTTTTAAATTTTTCAGGCAACCATTCTGGTCTTTGATTTTCAATATTTTGTGCTTGTGTTTCTGGTTCACTAGCAACTACTTGCGTACCATCTTCACTTTGCAAAGTATTAACATCAATACCTTGTTCTTTTAATTCTTTAACTTGTTCTTCTGTTGATTTTTGTGCTACTGCTTCGTTTATTTCTACTTTTTGTGTAGACATAGATTACTCCTGTTGATTAATGACAAGTTCATCACCTTCAACATTTGCAGTGCCACCAGAGTTAGCGAATTGTTTTCCCATTTCTATTGCTACTCTAGGGTCAGTTGCAGTATTCTGCATCTGCTGTGACATTTGTTGTTGTTGGGCTTGTTGCTCGTCTTGTTGAATTTGTTCAGTTGTTTTAATTAAACCTGAAGTATCAATTTGATTTGCTACTGCAAACTTCTTAATACAATCATCAAGGTTAATATATTTTGCAAGAGTTTCTGAACCTAAAGTTCCTGCAAGGTCAGATATGAATTGAAGTAATTTCAATCTATCTGATTGTCTGCCTAATGCTTCCATTCCAACAATAATCTTAACTTTGACTATGTCTTTTGGTAAATCAGGTAGTAGTTTCTTCTGCCTTAACATAGCTAACTTAGTATTTATGTAAGGTAGTTGAAATTCTGTAGTTAATATTCCATACACTCCACCTAGTGCATCTTGTAATTCATTTGCAATTAATTGTACTTCTGTAGCAGTCACACGTTCTGCCTGTCTTTGAACTGAAGCATTTAACAAAAATGCGAACTGTAATCTTTGTTCTATTCTTTGCATTTGTTCCATAGCTACTCTAAAGTCTGCAAATTTATTTGCTTGTAGTACAGACACATCATTTGCTGAACCTTCAATAATTGCACCATTAGGTGCTTTGGCAATACTAGATGTTCTTGTTGTACCATTAGGTGCAACCATAAATAACATCTTAGCTGAAGCTGAACTTCCTTCTAAAATTGCTCTTGATAATCCTTCCAAAGATTTTAGGTCACCAATAAAACTTTCAACATGACCCCTTCCATAATTCATGCCATCAACTCTATTAAATCTTAATGCAATGAATGGTAAATTTTCTTCTGTATATTCTTTTGTATAAAGTACATGTCCTTTGACTTCTTGATGTACCATAAATTTCTTACCTACTTTTTTAATGCAAGTATATAAATCACAAGTTCTATCTTGTTGATAATCTTGTTCTTTACCTATGGCTTGTGCAATTTTTGGTGGTAAAGTATCAGGAACGACACTTTCTTTAATTATAATTTTTAATACATGACCTTGTGGGTCTCTTTTAACTACATAGTTTTCTAATCTAAAAGTTCTTAAACCTGTATCAGTTAAATGTAATAAGCAGTTTCCACAAACGATAAGATGTTTTAGTGCTTCGTACACTGCAACTCTATCGTTTTGTACTTCAATGTTATCCATAACTGATTTCTCAATTTTGGCTAAACCTTGTTCAATTACTTTTTTCTGTTGAGGGTCACCTTCAATAGATTTGTAGACTAATTCATCTACATCAATTCTAAAGAATGGTGCTTGTGGTGGAAATAAAGCCAACATCAATTTTGATGCTAAATTCATAACACCTCTACTTCCTACTGACTGGTATGGTGTACTATACTCTGTATTAGGATTATTTCCTTTTGGTGGGTATAGGTGAGGAATAGTAAGTTCTGCACTATCTCTTGCTCTTTCTAAATATGTTTCTCGTTCAATCTCTAGCTTTTGGTACTGCCCTGACACTGAATTTTCTTTATAATTATCAGGTTTTTCTTTTAACGTATAACTTGCCATTCTTAGCTAGTTGGAAAGTTTAAACCACTTCCACCAGATAAAGGTATTCTTAACGAACCTCTGCCTGTTCTTTTTCTGCTGTAGTTTGAAGCTACAGTAGTATCTCTACTCGCATCTGTACTCGCTTCAGTTGGTGACTTTTGCTTTGTAGTAGCATTAGACACTGAAGGTGTTGCAGGTGGTAAAGGTTCAGGTGCAGGTGGTGGTGCAGGTTTTCTTGGTGACATGCACATATATTATTTCTCCTCTTGAACTTGTTTTTCTTTGATTAGATGATTGACGACACTTCTCTGACCAGATTTAAACCAAACTTGTTTCTCATTATCTTCAAGATTTGGACACTTATCAGGGAATAATTCGTCTAGGTATTTAATGACTTCTTCACTTATTCTTGGCTTTTTTATCATTAGATACTCCTAAAGTGGTACTTAATTCATGTCTCTTACTAGTAATCTGTCCTGCGATAGCTGAATAGCCAGTCATATCAACAAAATCATCAATATTAAATGCACCACCTTGACTTCTAGCAATCTTTAATAAGACCATTAGATTTGCCACATCTTCAGGCAATATATTAATATTTAACTTAGTTTTGTTTTGTAGATAACCACTCCATAGTCTACCTATGTTTTCATGGTTTTCTACTATGTCTCCATTCTGCTTTGCTCTATCTGAACTAACTAGCTTTTTTACTTTGTCTAGTATCTCTGTACTTAGCATACTGATAACTCCATAGTTTTGGTTTATTTGTTTTTAGATTGTATTCACCATCTCTTAGTATTCTTGCTAGTCTGCTTTGGTGGTAAGCATCATCAACTGTATATTTATTACGTTGATATTCTTTTATGACTGCTTCCCAGTTTTCTACTAATGTTTTCTTAGCATCTAGCAATCTACTGGCTTTTACATGACCAACACCAACACAACCTTTGTATCCATCAGTTTGGTCTCCTACTAAAACTTGTGTGCAAAAATTATAATCTGCTAATTGTTCATCAACTTTTTCAATTTGATTATCTAATATTGAACAATGATATGCAGGTATAGTTCTCATATCTTTATCTCCTGATATGATTACTGACTTATCTTTATATTCGCCTGTAGCTAATATACCTATAGTATCATCAGCTTCTAAGTTTTTAAGAACTTTATGTGGGTATGTTTTAATAACCCAATCTCTTAATGCTTTATAACAAACAGGTTTCCTAATATTTTTTCTATGTGATTTATAGTCACTATCTATTTGTTTTCTAAAATTAATACTATCACTCCATACATTTACAAAACTACCTGCGTTTGTAAGTTTCATATAAAAGTGAATTGATTGTGCATATAATTGTTTAGCTACTGCAAAATCACAATGTAGTGTCCACTGGTCGTGACCCCAGTCTATAGGTTCTTCTAAGGAAGAAGTGACCTTGTAAGCTAATAAATCTGCATCTATTAACATTGTCTTCTTATTATCTTTAAGAAAACTATTTAAAGTTTTCATAGTTTTATCTCCTTTAGTTTAAGTATGTTTGATTTTGGGATTACTGTTGAGTTTCCACCCTCATTAACTGTGCCATCTTCGTTAAAATTAATATCACCAACAAAAACAAATTTGTCTTTAGACGAATGGATTAACCAACCCATTGTTATACAAACTGCTGTCTTTGATTTTTTTATATGTGATAAAGGCGACCACGAACTATCTGAAATTATATCAGACCACCAACACATGTAGAATTTATATGGAAAATCATATTCATCTATAGTTGGTAATTTGATTTTAGTTTTAAGTAGTTTTTTCATATTATACATCTAGATTTAATAGTTCGCATTTTGGTATGATGTGTCCTTTAGAAGTCCACCTATCCCCACCTGCTTTAATGGGAAACTTTTTCATAATCTTTTTGAGAATTTTTGTAGGTATTAAAACCCACACATCTTT